AATAGTTTCACCATTAGAATTGATATATTCTTCACCTACTAATTCTAAACCTTCACCAAGTATACCCTCTGTAATTGCATCAATACAAGTATGGTGCATTGCAGAATTATCGTATAAATCAATTAATAATTGAGGGAACAAGTTGTCAGATCCATATGACATATAATCTTTACCTCTAACCTCTTTAATTGCAGGTAATTCAATTGCTTGGAATGTAGATCCTTTAATAGAATATAAATTGTTATTTTCTTCCATATTTCTTTATTTTAATAATTTGGTCTAAAGTACACATCGGCTACTCTATTTTCAGCATCAACTCCAGCATCATATGAAATTGTACCTAAATCTCCACCTGGTTCTGTGATAATCTTTGCTAAACCTTTTTGGATAAAATCTGTTTCACCAGATAATTTGAGTGTCCAATTATATATCCCATTTTTATGTTCATCACCAAAACCTTCTGGAAATAGCAATTGCATTCTAGAATACCTTTGGTTACTACTAATCAAAGCATTTGGTATTTGAATAGTTTGATGTGAATATTGTGACGTTAGTTCAAAATCATATGTATCAGTATCTGATAAATTAAAATTGAAAAACACGTCTACGACGTTAACACCACTTTCTAAAACTCGTATAGTCATTATAACTTGTATGTTTATATTATTAAATATAAAAAGCGCAATAATTGATTATGATAAATACTGTATGCGCTTTAAATGTGATAAATTTCTACCTATTGCCAGTCTCGATGACGCAAGATTGATTCAATGGTTAGACCAAGTAAAACAAATGGACTGGTCTGATTATGAGTTATGGTTTTATGGTGGTATATTAGATAAACCAACAACTAAAGATTTAGATGCTAGTTTAGTAGGTCCATGGGACCCTGATAGAATTAGACTACTTTTAGATGGAATGTACCAGACAGCGTTTGAGCTACAAATAGAACCAGATATAAAGTACCAAACAAAAGACCAGTTAACGCACCCAAACTCACCTCTGCTATCAGGGTATCCTCCTGGTAGAATGCATGTAGGTAAATCACAATTTGTATGTGGTAAATTAGGTGATGGTAATCTCAGATGGAAACAATCTAAATTTATACCACAGAGTTATTGGACTAAAACCAGAAAACAAGTAATATAAAAAAAGGCTGTCTCGCGACAGCCTTTCTTTGTTATATATGTGGGCAATCTCAGCTATTACGCTTCTACGATTGTTGAATCCACAGTGTACATCGGATGAGCTTCCATTCCGCCGACAATGATCTGCATTTGGTTAGCGTCAGCATATGCTGTTCCACTAGCCGCACTACCAGAAATCATGTATCCACCTCTTTCTAAACCAACTGACCAGAATACTCCGTTATTGTCTTTAGCGATGATAATTAAATCAGTTGCTTCAGATAATAAAAGTAATTGGTTTCTCATATCAGTATTCATTTTATTAAATACCATAGTGAGTTGTTGATCAAACGTTGCAGTTCCAGCTTCTTGAGAAACTGTAATTGTAGACGTTAAAGACGAAGTTTGTCTTGGCGTTTGAAATTCAAAGAAATCCGATGGTGTTAAAGCGCTCCCACCTACAGTGATTGCGGTTACGTTTCCGCTAGTTTGAGTTATTGATTGAACAGGACCATTTGCAATATAAATAGTATCTATACCTCCTTGGTTAGTGTTACAATCTCTAACTAGCCCAGCTACGATGTTTGAACAAGCCATATTTCTTTAGTTTTTTTTAATTTGTTAAAACTAGGAGCCGAAGCTCCTAGTCTAGTTTATTTACGCCATATCGTTGGTAGCGAACAAGTTCACTTCACCAACACCTACACCTAATCTCCATGCAGCTCTGAACTTCATTACGTCAGCAGCTTCGTCATAGAAGAATCTAAATGTATCCAACTCGTCAGTTAAACCAGTTGCAGCCAAGATCATTTTACCTGGACCAGCAAACTTGTAGTTAGAACCAACTAAACCTGAAGATTTAACAACAGTTACGTTAGTACCTGGAAGGATCATTACGTCGTTACCCTCAACTGAGTTGAAGTGGTACAAGTTTTGAGCAACTAATGCTCTAACTAATGCACGGTATGCATCAGGAGAAACAACCATAATTAGGTCATCTCTGTCTTTTACAGACTCATCAATTGCGTCGTACAAGTCTAATGCTTGTTCGAATGCGTTAGAAGCAGTCCATGCAGCTGGAGTACCAGCTTGTAACTGAGCACCGTTAGCAGAAGTAATCTGTGCTTTCAAACCAGTTGTAGCACCGAAACCATTGATCAAGAAACCTTCGTTGTACTTTCTCAATTTGTCAGTGTAGCTTTCAGCTATTACTGTTTCAAATGGGATGAAATCGTTACCAGTACCTGCATTCATAAATGCTGATTGGTAAACTGAGCGTAGATCTTCTACACACATTTCAGTTTTAGATTGAAGTGATTCAATCGTTACATTTACTTGTGAGTATGTTACTTCACCGTCTGAAGTCCATCCACAAGATAAAGCTGAAACAGGTAAATCTGCATCAACCAAGTTAATTGCTACTGTTCCACTTGTGAAACCTGAGCGTAGATCTACGTAATCTAGTAAATCTGTTTTTAATACAACTTTTGAAATCAACGCCAATGACTCCTGGTCAGTGTATGCTGGTAAAGCTGTAATATCAAATCCGTATGCCATGATAAATTTTTGTTTTTTTTAAATTAGTTTGTTTTTCTGATGGCTGCTAATGCGTCCATTCTTTTTGCGAATAACTCATCTCTAATAACTTTGTTTTCAGAGAAAGTGTTTCTGATTGGTTTCGCAGCAGGCTCATCCGCTACTTTGTTGAATCTCTCCTTTAATAATTCGAGTTCCTTTTTTAATTCTTCGATAACTTCACCCTGTGGTTTAACGATGTCTACGATAGCTTGTACAAGTTCATCCATGTCAAATTCTTTTTCTTTGACTTCGATCTCTTCTTCTTCCATCTTTACTTCTTCTTTCTTTTCCTCTTCAGCTTCAATTTCAGCTTCTGGAGCAACTTCTTCGATTGAAGTAATTTCACCGTTTTCACCAACAGTAACAATTTTACCGTCAGTTGTTTCGTGTTGGCCAGCTGGAGCAAATGGGTCTTCAGAAACACCTTCACCTGCGCGAACGAATAGAATTGCTCCTACTTCTAATTCACCTTCAGTGTATACTTGTGTTCCATCAACCAATTCTGCCTCAGCAAATTTAGCCTCTACTGTTTCAACAACTTCATTTGAAGATAACATTACCTTCAATTTTCCAATTACGTCATTTACGTTCATAAATAGAGTTGTTTTTTTTAGTTGTATAGGCACCATTACCTATACTATTAAATATATATTTGTCTCATAATGACAAAAGTTTTTAAAAAAAGTCACTCCAGATTTTTTTATGTCAAATATTTGTGGTATATTTACCCTATAATAATCAGTTAAACTATACAACATGGCAAAAAAACGAATTAGAAAGGATCAAGTTAATGGTATCTATGCATACGCACAAGAAGACAAGCTATTTGCTAGGTGTCTAATGGCAGCGCACCAGTACGTATCTAATGAGATTGGTGTAAATGTACCATTACATTATGAACGTAAACATATCTATGGACCAGCAGCACCATACTTTGGTTGCTATTCCCCAAGTACACAAGTTTGTGTGTTTAACTTTTCTGCTAATTATGGTCAGACACTTCGAAGTGCATTAGAAACTATTGGACACGAGTTGCGACATGCTTTACAATACGATAAAGGTTGGTATAATGGACATACAGAGCGTCGTCAGCGTTGGGGTAAACAACTCATTGGTGATTGGAAAGGCGAAGAGTATAAAGGTGATTATATTAATGCTCCTTGGGAAATAGATGCTCGTGGCTTTCAACAACATTATGCAGAAATGACTCACCACTTGTTTACTGAAGCAGAGTTAAATACAGTGCTCCCAGTATATGTACCGAAAAAAAGTACTAAATAATTTTTTTATGTCAATTATTTGTGGTATATTAGTAGAGTAATAATCAATAAAAGTAAAATAAAATGGAAAACACAATCGAACAAATTCAAAACGCAATCATTAAAATCGAGAAATCAGAATTCCCTAACGTATACTTCGATGAATTCGACCAAAGTGGTAAATACCAAGGAGTTTCATACTCACGAGGAATTGGTGAAATAGATGGAGAAGAAGTAGATGTAACTATCTATATCGACGACGAAACTTTAGAAGTAGTAGATATTCTAATTGAAGAACTCGAAAAATAATTTGAAAATAAACGCTAAATAATTTTTTTATATCAAATATTTGTGGTATATTAGTAGAGTAATAATCAATAAAAGTAAAATAAAATGGAAAAAAACAAAATTTACAAACAGTCTTTGGGTTCAAAAGTAAACCAAGACGCACTCAAGTTATTCGTATGTATGAAAAACACATACAACAACACAATGACTAAACATGAACGTGTTAAACACACACTGGGAGATTGGAGGATCTCTGAGACGAATCGAAACCTAATTACTGAGTATCTAACTAATGGTGATCAAGTAGTAGTTGTAGGTGTATCTAAAGATGAATTTGGTGACTATGTAACTAAAACATGTTTCGAAGTATATGGATACCATGTTATAGAAGAAGAGGGTATTAAACGTACTATCTTTCATCAAATAGATGAGTTACGTCACGCAGACATAGGTATCAAATATGATGGTGGTAAATTCGACCGAGGTTATGGTACTGTAAAGATTAGTAAATAATGAGTATCGCAGAACTAATGGTAGTCGTAGCAGTCTGGGCACTGCTCTTCTACCGACCTAAAAGTAAAAAAGCAGGCACTCAATTAAGAATGCCTGCTAATAAAATAAAAACAATATTATAACTATTAAATCAAAATGGAATATTAAACATACATGTGAATTAAAAAATATTTAATAGTTACTAGTTATATATCTGTTTTAATTATTGTTTCACAAATTATTTAATTCTTTTCGTTCTTCTATACTTGCAATCATATCTTGTTCGATCTGATCAAAGTCTTCTTCTCTCAGGG